TATAGTTTACTTCATAACTATACATGTGTAAATCATTCATTATTAGGTCAATGGAAATTTAATGTATAGTATGTATAGTTTATATGTAAATTGCGTATGGAAAAAAATATATAATATATGGTTTGCATAAAAAACTATACATACTATGCACTATTTTTCCATTGATTTGTATTTCAATATGTTATATATGTATAGTTGCCTTTAAAACCCTACATAAACCATACATATCAGAGAGAATGTTTCATCTGTATTTTCTATTGAAATAGAGCCGTTTTCCTTTGTTTATCAATATTTTGCGATTATTGATATTGAATGATGAAACCAATAAAAATATGACAAAAAAGACTTCAAAAAAAGCGTATTTATTCTATATTTAAGTAGAAAATAATAGCTTTTATGCGGTATTTATGTAGAAAATAAGCTATATTTGTGGCATAAAAACACTTGAAAAATAGTATAAAAACAGTAGAAATGCTTTGTTTTCGGGTATAAAAATGATGATATGAATAAGTTTGAGTCTATATTGTTTGATTATGGGCGATACGTTTTTGTTTCTGTGTTCAGAAAAGCGCAGGAAGAGGAAAGATATGAAGATTGTGCGGTGATGCGAGATATTATGCAAAAATATCATATACCTTGTGACACGTCTTTAGAGGATTGGCGTGCTGATTTGTGGCGATGCGGATATTTAGGTGATGTTGCCATAAATAACTTGTCAGCATATATGGTTGAGGCTTTAACTCGTGCCGGATATTCAAATTCATAGATTGTACATGGAGAAGGGAAAGTATAGGAAGTTGTTGAATGAGGTCTTTGGACTTATGAAAGGCGAGAAACTGGATGCTGCCTTACAAGAGTCCAAGAGTGCAGCTCGTGTTGATGCTGTGCAGGACTTAATGCGTGCAGCCATTATACGATCTTCGATTTGTAAATTCAATGGTACGCCTTACTATTTCAGTGGCCGGATATATGAAGAGATGGCATGGGATGATTTTGGCAACCTGATATATGACTTGATGCGTAAATGCAAGATGCCCAATGGCGATTATTCTCGCGTGGAAGGCGTATTGAAAGTCTGTAAGCGTGTAGTGGCAGGAAAAGCCTTGAAACCTGATAATGCTATTGTGGTATTTAACAATTGCGTGTTTGATATGAGTGCTCGCCGTGCGCATTCTTTCAACCGCCGTTGGGTACAGACCACATGCGTTCCCTATGACTACAAGCCGGAAGAACATGTCTTTCTTTGGAGAATGTTTTTGGATGAAGTTTTGCCGGACAAAAACATGCAAAAAGTTTTGCAGGAATTTCTTGGAAGTATTTTTGTTGACCGGCGTGTGGCGAAAATGGAAACAATGCTTGTTCTTCGTGGCTCCGGTTCCAATGGAAAAAGTGTGGTTTTTGAAACAATCATGGGCATACTTGGCCGGGAGAATGTCAGCAATTTCGGTATAGGTGCATTGATTACTGGAAATGAAAGAAAAAAGAATATCGCTTTCATCAATGGCAAGCGGTTGAACTACTGTTCTGAAATACAAGCGTTAGAGTTTGGTAAGGATAGTGACACGTTGAAAAGTCTTATTAGTGGTGAGCCTACCGAAGCTCGGCCTATTTATGGTGACAACTTTACTGCTTACAATATTCCCTTGTTGATGGCAAATGCCAACCAAATGCCATATTTGAAAGATTGGAGCTATGGAATGAGACGGCGTATTTGCATTATTCCTTTTGAAGTGGAGATACCCAAAGCCCGGCAGAAAAAAGAACTGTCACGGGATTTGGAAGCCGAATACCCGGCTATATTCAACTGGATATTGGAAGGTCGTGACCGTTTTATCGCCAATGGTTATAAGTTGACGGACAGTAAGGAACTTGAAAATGTCATGGATGAATATCAGTCGGAAAGTAGTACCGTAATGAAGTTCATGTATCAAATGAACTATCTGTGCCGATATGAGGAAATTGCCGATATTGAACCCAAATGGATGTCTTCGGCCATTCTGTACCGGAAATACTGCAAATGGTGTAAGGACAATAATGCCAAAGAAGAGAATGTGACAGTATTCGGACGTATTCTTTCGGAAGCCGGTTATCGCAAAAAAAGAACCCCGAACGGTCAGGTATATGGCTTATATGGAACAGCCTTGACGGAAAAACTCTATTATGAGAAACGGGAAGACCTACGGGGCAACTATAAGCAAAGGATCGCCAAACCGGTTTACAAAGATGGCAAACGATATGCCTATACCCATGAAGGACTTGCGGCCTGCTTGTCATTAAGCATTTATCAAGTCCAGCGTTTGTTCCGGGAGAAGAAACTGGAAGGGACGTACCACATGGAGAAAAGAACAACAGTTTTTGAATTGGACGCTGTGGAGAAGATTATCAAACAATTAAAAATAAGAACCAAATAGTATGATCGCACCGGATGAATTTGCAGAGGTTATTGAAAGAATAGATAACCTGCGGGGAGCATTGGAAATTCCTATGCCAGTTGAATTTCATATAAATCAAATGAAGCGTGAATTAAAAGAAGTATCGGACAAATTAAAACGGATTTACGTTGAGGAAGAAGACGAAAATCCATGGGAGGAATAAGCATGGCAGTAAAATTTAGACACAAGGAAACGGGATTGTTCTTTTGCAGGGCAAAGGGATTATCCCCTTCAAGAAGAGATTATGACAAACTTGGAGAAGAAGGTATTTTTAGGGAAAGGCATTTGTCTAAGCGAGGAAGAATCTACGAAAGCGCAACTGAAAATCAGAAACGGGATTGGATTGGCAAGGAACATGCAGATGAATTTGAAATAGTAAAAGTATGAAAAATATGAATCACATAGAGTTAAGTGTTGAGCTGATGTCTATTCTTCGGGCCTTGAACTATTCATGTGAATTGAAGACAATAGAAGGTAAGAGCATTGTAATGGATATAGCAGTGCAAGGAGAATTGTCTGTCAGGCACCAAAAAATGATTGAAATGCTTCTTGGTGGATTTCTCTCTGAATTTTATTGGGTAAATGGGAAGCATCATATTTATATCAGAGAAGAGTGCAAAGGGCTTCTTCCTGATGATGATAGGTATAGTTGCTTGATTTATGAAATGAATAAAGTATCATCGGATGAAGAACGTATAAACTCTTACGGTAAGGAATACTTTTTTAATCTTGGAGATAGATTTGAACGTAAATTAAAAATAGGATTATGAGCAAAAAAACAAATGGTATTCAGGTAGGTAACTTTATTGTTACGAGGGATAATGGTAGTGAACATGACTGGATCAGCATTAAGGCAGTGTCAGGTTTTTGGAGTATGCGTTTTCGGGATGACAACGGAATGTTCTCCCGGATTCGGGAGTTAGCCAACAATAAGGAACTTCGCGAATATTTGGAAACATGGATCAAAGTCTGTTTCCTTATTAGTAACGCAACCCCCGATGTTAAGTTTATGGAAGAGTTTTTTAAAAGCTACTCTGATCTTACCGAACGGCTACGAGGCTTGCAGAAACCAGTATCACTGGAAGATGATGCCAAAATACTGGAAGAAGAAAGAAACATGAATAGCATAAAGGAAAGTATTAAGGAGGAACATAAAAATGAGGGTACCGACTGATAAGGAAATTGAAGAGGCCAAAGAATACCTCCGTCAACGTCTGGATGCGGAGCTATCCATGCGTACCAATCTTCAAATTGTAATGATCGAGGCGGCAAAGCAAATTATAGATATTTCATACCGGTACAAAATCAGCCCTGAACTATTCCGTTTTTCAGCAAACAGACAGTTGCAGGAGGAGGTGGATGCCATTATTTTATCCCTTCTTGAAATAATTGAAGACTATACTTATACTTTGGCAGTAGCGACACATGAGGATAATAAGGATGCAATCATAACATATATAACGCGAGAATCATACAGCAAAACCTTCACGCAACGCGCAAGAGAATATGTTGACCGGTTTTCAAAGGAGGTTGAAACGGCCATTGCCGCCGGACTACTACTGAACCTTTCCAAAGACAAACTACTTTCATCTATCAGGCAGTCGGTAAAAACGCCGTTGCTTAATGAGCATGTACAGAGAGCTATTTCAAAGGGTTATCCGGTTATTTCAAGACTCGGTGTTCAGGAGTCTTTTGGAGTAGGACGTACTGTAAGCTCTTGGACTGCACTGTCAGATTTGACGGAGTATGCTGTGGCAGAGGGTTGGATGAAGCATTGGGAATTACAGGCTAAAGCCAGTGGAGCCGTAGGGTTCTTTGTCATGCGTGGCAGCTCCTATCCTTGTAACATTTGTGACGATGAAGTCGGATTTCATGTGGAATGGGACAAATTACCACCGTATCACGGTCATTGTAAATGCTTTGCAGTTTCCGTATCAGCAATATAATTATTTAATAGGTTAAATATCAGAATTATTATGTTTGGAATATCATTAATCAGCACAAAGAAACTCAATCATCTTGCATCAGAATGCAGCAAACTGGCTATTGCCAATGTTGAACTTTCAAAACAAAATGCGACACAATCCAAAACTATTATGGAACTTACTGGAGAAGTCCGGGTGCTAAACTCTAAAATCCTTCTGAATGAAAGTATCAATGATGATCTGCAAAAGAAGCTTAACCGGAAATATCCTCGAAAGCCTTATAATAAAAAATTGTATCGAAAGTAGTGTCATATTCAATTCATTCATTACATTTGCAATGTAGAAGTTGACTTGTTATAACACAAGCTTATCAACCAAGTTGTTGAAAAAAAGTAAAGCCTCTGTCTATTTTATGTAGGCAGAGGCGGCTTTTTCCAATGTATAATTACATTGGATTCGGAGCGCGGAGTACGGGATTGCTTTCGCGCTCCGCGTTTTGGTACAGATCATTTTGCATTACCCTCTTTACTTTCATTTTTCTTGATTTTCAGTTGATATAGCAAGTCAGCTTGTTGCTGTTCCTTATATTCACGCATGATACGATCCCATTCATTGTTTTTCCCATAACCGGATTCTTCCGAGCCGGTTTCTTTTGATAAAATACCGGCACCGACTAATTGTACCAAGTTCGATACCAATTCGGCTGCATTTTGGTGGACGTATGGAACTGCCCACGAAAAAATTTTCAAATTGAGGAATTTGGTAAGTTGGCCTTTTTCTGTTCCATATCCGTGCAGAAACAACCGTTTCATTTTGTCTATTGATTCGTCAAATTCCTTGCAGTCAATCATGGCTTTTTCCAAGGATGGTGAATATATCAGCTTGATAGCAACACCCGGCAAATCTCCTGACTTTACTTCGGGAGGCATGACAACAAAGCTCCCCATGAAAATCATTTTAAGTAATGTATTAATTTGAAGTTCAAATGATTGTGATGCTTCGGGACGATTCATAAAGCCTGCATCATCATCCTTCCCCATAGTGATAGCTTTTACCGCACCATACATATCTCCCTGAATTTCAACATCTTCTCCTTTAAGTAACATGATCGGAAATGCGTATGCCATATTGTTTTGACACAAATGGGAAATAGCCAGTTCGTACTTGTCGATATTATCTTGTGAAAAGCTCCAGCAAGCACC